TGTCTTCGGTTCTACATTTATTACAAGCGACACCTTTTGCATTTAGGGATGCTGCCAGTGTTTCCCTATGGCTCCCACATTTAACACATTCAACCTTAAAATTTCTGTATACGTATTTACCGTTTTTGCTGATGACCCTTGGTAATTCTTCTATGACCAGGAATGTATCATATACACATTCAATAGTTTTACCAACAAAATCAATCTTGGGTTTGTTAATGTATCTGCTATCAACCGTCCCATCTTTTTTTAATTTTGGTTTCCAACTTTCTTCATTGAACTTGTTTAGTTTTGTTTTTGGAAGTTTTTCATTTTTTACTTTATCAATCTGTTTGCATTTCATGCATATGCAGTTCTTCTTACCAAATATGCTACCATACATTACAACCTTGGTGTCCTTGCATGTCTGACACTCAACCTCAAACTTTCTTATAATTTGTCTTGGGTTGTCATAGCCATTGTTTCTGTCACGCGTCCATCCACGTTCAGTTTCACGAATTACTTTGAATACGTAACCATTAACCTGTTCGACAACAAGCCCAACCTTATCTTCTTTTTCTTTTGGCATTATTCCTCTTCACCATTTATTATAATACGTTCATATTCGTGTACATAACCTTTAATTTGAGTTAAAGCTCTTCTATTGCATGCAGCACATCCACCAGGTCTTGATGGGTAACCCAATCTGGTTGACATTTGGTGTAATCTCATCATTTGGTCATGTGACAATTCGTAAGCACCCTCAATTTCTTTTAGGTATTCTTTACCAGCCTTGTAATCTTCTTCGTTTAAATTGTATCTAGCAACTGCCATCGTATTTATTTTTAATTAACTTTTCTATGTTTTTTATTGTGTTGAAACAACTTGTTTTTGGGATGCCTGTTAAATCAGATATTTTTTGATATGATAATCCCTCTTCAAAATGTAATTCTATCATCTTCTTTTCGTACCAGGTTAAATGTTTGATACATTCCTCGATAAAGTCAATTTTAGCCTCTCTCTCGTAATCAAAACCCTCATCCAATACTTCGACATTATAAACGTCATTTGGTGCCATTAAATCGCTTCCTTTGCGATATATGTAATGGAACCTTGATGTGGATGAATTATAATTGCGAATTAATATTGCTGTGAAATAATAATGCAGTTGGTTTGTTTCAACCATTCTTTGCATTTTATCCTGGTCCTTATCTGTGATAAGCACTTCGATGCAGTGTTGAAATAAATCATCAGTAAGAGCATGACCCTTTGTGATATTCTTAGCAGCTGTATAAAGTTTTTTATAATTTACCGTGATATAATCGTTCAAATTCAAATTGTTTCCCGTTTAAATATAAATAGTTTTGTTTTTTTGAAAAGACCAAATTGGATAAAAAAAAAATGGGCCCCCGTTGTGGGAACCCATTCTCATGTTGTTTTGACCTAATTTAATTATTGGTAATCAGCAAGGTTTAACATTTGTGTTACAGCAGTAGATGATAACTTAGCCATTGGCAATGGTTCAGCACCAGTCAAAGTAACGGTTGCACCGTTTCTGTCACCCAACGCGGTACCTGTACTAGCTTCAACAGCAGTCACGTCAAGACCTTTTTTGAAACCAGCCATCCAATATGCACCGTTATTGTCCTTAACAACACCAACCAATACACCTGTAGCCATCATGTGGATAAGGTTTCTTTTTTCTGTTGTAAGTTTATTCATCACCAAAGTAATTGTTGGTACGAATGATAATGTACCGTTCTGTACGTTTACGTTAATCGCTTCAGACAAGCTTGAAGTTTCTTTAACTGTGTCAAAAGTGTAGAAAGTTGTACCAGTCAAACCAGTGATAGCAGTAATCTCACCAGTAGTAGTAGCATCATATACTACATTAGATACTGATGGTGAAGGAACCAATTCCTTGTAGTTAGCTAAATAAATAGCTTCAACACCCGCAACATTGTCTTTTGTACAGCCCACTAATTCAAGACCAGCAGTTAAAAAGCAGTCGTTATTTAAAGGCATAATTTATAGTTTTAAATTTAATTTATTTTATTCTTTTTTTAACTATTAGCAAGCTTTCTTGAAGATAGTTTTTGAAACACCTGTACCAGCGTAGAATTGTGAACGTAAGTAGATGTTGTTGGTAATTTGGTCATGGTAAACATTCAAACCTTCAGTTTCGCTCAATAAAGAGGTACCGATGTGAAGGTGAGCGGTGTCAGCCAAGTACAAGAAAGAGTGACCAGCTAAACCTTCAGTTGGGATAATCTTAATCTTGGTCCCAGGGAACAAAATTTCCATGTTACCAGCTTCATAAGCACCAGGTCCAAAATGATACAGGTTTTTCGCTACCAACTCTTTTTGCAAAGTTCTGTATTTCGCGTAATTAAGGAAAATAGCCACAGTGTCGCTAGTTTCGAAAGTACTGTCAGCAGCTACAGCAGTGTCGATAGCTAAATCGATAGCATCGTAAACGTTACTTGTAGAACCAGTGATAGTAGTTAATTTAGAAGCAGCGGTTGCTTGAGCAACGAAACCGTTAAATACGTCACCAGAACCTGTAGCACCTAACCAGTAAAGGTTATCCAATTTCTTAGAAATTTGGTCAGCTTTGTCTTGTAAGAATTGCTGAGTGTAAGGGATAGCATCGTAACCAGCTACTTCATACATCATAGCTTTACCTTCCAATGCGCCAACACATACAGCTTCAGTAAATTCTACGGGTTTAACCGCAATTTCTACTTCGCTGAAAGTTGATGTACCGTTATTTGTGAATGAACATGAACCACCAGCGGCCAATGTTACACTTGAAGAAAGAAATGGAACCAAGCCAGTACCTTTCAAACCGCTAACGATGTTAGCGTAGTTTGCTGTATTACCACGTGTTACAGCTGACACGATAAGTGGGAAACCTTCCTGTTTTGCATAGTCGGTTAATCCTGTTACTACTAAACTCATGTTTGTAAATTTTATTAGTTTTTAATTTTATTATTATTAATTTCTTTTTGGCAGTTTCAAGCCAGCCAAGGCATTTTCTTCTTTAACAGGTTTTCTGGTCTTAACAGGGGCAGCAGCAGGCTGTGCGCTTAATGTTTCAACTTTTTCAACCAATTCTTTGTTAGTGTTGCTTAACGCTTCAACTGAAGCTAACAATACTTCTTCCAATTTTTGGATACGCTCCATCATCTCGTCATAGTCTTTTTTGCCGAAAGAAAATTTCTCTTCTTCAACAACTTCTTCCTCTTCAGCCAATTCTTCCTCTTCAACTGGTTCCTCAGGTGCTTCTTCAGCTTCAGGTGCTTTCACTTCAACAATAACGCCAGCTTCATCAACAACGATGATGTTTCCGTCTTCCATTGTGTGTTCACCAGCTGGTGCCAACACCATGCCTTCTTCAGTTTCAACTTGAACAATAACACCAACTTCGAAAGCATCGCTTTCAGTATAAATCTTGGTGCCATCAACCAAATTTGCTTCAGCGGCAAAAGTTTGTTCGACTACTTCAGATGAAGATAAAGTGATGCCTAAAATTGACGCAATCTTTTCTAATTTATTCATCTTAAATAATTTTATTATAAGCTTATTTTACTGGTAAATATATACTTAGATATATCGTTCCATTTGTTAGCCTTGACCAACGTTTCTTTTAAGATAGTTCTTGCTTCGTTTGCTTCTTGAAGCTTTTGTTTTAGCGTGAACACCTGGGCGTTTCTTAGCTGGTTTAGCCACCCATCGTTTTACTTCTTTGGTTTGTTTTGCTTTAGCCATTATTTCTTCTTGGTTAATTTTTCCATGGTATATTCTAACATATGTTTTCCGCTATAACCAGCGATAAATCCAACACCAGCTAAGGTGTTTTGACCCATACCAAATAAATCAACAATAACAGGTGCGGTATAATTCGCGATGAACGCTGCAACAAGAACTGATAATAGTTGTTTCCACCATGGTAAACCAGGTTTCATCCCAATTAAACTTCCTATCACACCACCAATTATTAGACTAGTGTTTATTCCCAGTGCTTGTAACGTTTCGCTTAGTAATTTCATCCTGTTTAATCTGTTTAATTTTTTGTAATTTTAAGATGGCCTCTTCCATCTTTTTTATATTCTTTTTGTATGCCATAGTTAAATTGGGTATCTTTTTTTATGTTTGGGTCTGAACAAATTATTTAACCACACCTTTCTTCTATCGCATCCACAATCTTCATATCCAAATAAGCGTGCTATAGCGGTTGCAATACGTTTACCTTGTCCAAGTGTCAAGACCTTAATTATAAGCTCTGTAATGTCACCTAAACCCATTAAAAAGTATATTTTTCGTAATCATCTTTGTCAGGGAAGAAGTTGTTATGTACAATTCTTCTCTTCTTGAAGTAGATACCAGAATTATAACCACCAGCTTTTGTGGATGGATATAAATCGTTTGCGCTGTAATCAGAATATTCTGGGAATAAACCTGTGTTGTTGCATAGGTAGTTTGTTAATCTCTGAGTTGACCATTCAGCTTCATCCCTTGCATCATTTCTAATATAGCGAAGTGTCTCTAAATCAATGCCTTCCGTGTAACTATCTTGTGCACGGCTGATACCTTTGTTGGTGAACTTCAATGTGAGTGGTACGATGCTTTCATATAAGGCCCATCCTGTTAAAGCTGGGATAACATAATCTGATAACAATATTGCATAGTTACCAGTTACACCTGTAATTGAACCACCAGCGTTATAAATGTCATCCACTAATTTATCGTAAAGGGCTTTACCCAATACGCTTTGTATTTTAATTGTTTGTGCTTTGCGAATTGCTGATGTAAGAACGTTGTTCTGTACATTGCCACCAATCATGGACATGTCCCTTAGGTAACTTTCGCTTATGAATAATACGTCTGCCATTATGCTGTTGGTTGTTCTGGGTTATTTTGAATTTCAATTGGTTCCAAGTTTACCATATCTCTCACCTCATTCTTGGTTGCAACTTGCAACAATGCTTGTTCAGTTAAGTTGAATGGTAGTGGTTCAGCTTTGATAAAGTCTAATTTAGCTGATGTGCCATTGATGGTTAATATTTTGTGATAAACTTTTAATACGTGTTTTTGCAACTTGTTTATAACTGTTGCATAGTATAAATCATATGCGTCAACAAGCTCAGCGCGTCCACCTAATTGACCAGGTGTTTTAACACCCAATAACATTGGTGATGTTACTTTGTTAGCTGTACATAATGCTTGCAATACAGCTTCGTTTAACACCAAGAATTGCTTATCGCTGTCAGTGGTTTGAATTGGGATAAATGTAGGTGCGCTATCGGCCCCTGTACCAAATGTCAACATGAACTTATGTCCTTTGTGACCAGTTAATTCTCTTTTAACTTGTCTGAATAACTCATCCTGTTCTTCCTCTTCTGGGATGCCTGTATTTATCTGTAAAAGGTAGTTTGGTGATAACTGGTTTTGGATGTTGTTTAGGTGATACATTCCTATCTCAAAATCAATCTCAACATATGGGATGCTTGCGCTGTATTGTGGTATTGCATAATATCTTGCAGCTGGGTTGTATTCTTTGCAAATGTAAATTTGTGATGGGTCTTTTCTTTCATCCATTGAGAATGCTGTAATCTTTTCTGGTGCATACTCATCTTTTTTATATTGTGACCAATCGTTTGAATAATAATAGTGTGTAATTTTACCTTCAGCATCTGGTTTACCAACTCTTAATTTACCGTAATCAATGTGATAAATTTCAGCAATGCTTTGTCTGTCTTTTGACCAGATAATATTTAACGCGTATGCACCATAAACGATAAGGTCCATTAATATTTTATAGCTTATATCATCCAAATTTTCATTTGGGTTTGGCATGTTCATAAACTTGCTAACAATCGCTTGTTGCTCTGCTGGTAAATTCTCTGTGGCAACTTTTAAACCATCACCCATTGCCATATCTTGCTTACCTGTTTGAATGCTTTTGTGTATAGCACTTTTTTCAAGCAAACTAATTAAGTAATCTGGGAATAAATTTTCTTCACCATAATTTATCCAGTCTTCACGTCTGCTTGCAACTTCAATGAGTTGTGGCACGTATAACTTTTCTTCTGAAATTATGTTAATCTTATTGGTCATATTTGACATTTGTATTTAAATATATTTTATTGCGTTTTGGTCATTTTAATAATGGTTCCACTTATTAACTAGGTATTCTTCAACAGCTGTTATTTGCTCAGTTGTTAACAAATCAGAGTAAATCAATATCTCAGCAATTGCTTTCTTACCTGGTCTACCACTATCACCATAGAACAATGTTAATACATCAGGAGCTGAACCAGCGTTTTGTGGAAAGTCAGAGCCAGATATTGTACCATTTAAAGTTACACGTGAGTTGGTGCCATCACCTGTTAATCTTATTGTATAGAATGTGCTATCAGATGCGCTAACAACCGATACATATGGAGCTTCATTTGAATTGTCAATTGAACCAGCTATTTCTTGACTACCACTATTTCTTGCTATAAGAATACCGTTTAACTGGCTTGTTTCCAAGAAATAATTATAGAACGTTTCACCAGCATATTGTGCACCAACAATGAATATTGTACCTGTGGGACCAACATCTGGCAATTGCGCTGATGTGTCCATTCTTCTTGTGTTATCAGTTGTCCAACCACTTACAGTATTTGGTACATTAATACCATTCAATTGTATATCACCATACCATGGTTCATTACCTTCAGTTGTATATAAATGATAACCATTACCACTTTGGTCATTCCATTGTGTTATGACACCACTACCAGATGTTACACCAGCATCAGCTTTGTAATGTGCAACTAAAGAACCTATAACAGGTAAACCACCAGTTCCACTTGTGCCACTTGTGCCGCTGGTTCCACTTGTAGGTATACTAGGTGTTGTAAATGTGGTTGTACCAATTGATAACCCACCTTGAATGTCAACCGTACCAGTGCAATTAAATAAATCACCAGCAACCGCGACATGACCAGCATACTCAATTGTTTCGCTACCAATTGTGATACCTGTAGTTGCTTCAATTGTTAAATTACCATCAATGTGATAGTCACTTGGAATTACTTTGTAATGACCAGGCGATACCAACACATTACCAATTACAATATGCCTGTCTGGTGCAATTGTGTTTACAGTACCACCAGTGGTAACAACTTGTAACTCACCACCAGGTGTGGTAGATATTACGTTCATGTAGCCAGTTGTATCACCAGTGGTGGCTATCGATGGTGATATGTATTGTTGTTTAGCCATTAAGTAATGCTTCTAATTTTGCTTCTAATTCTGCTATTCTTTCTTTATCAGTTTTAGGTGAAACAGGTCTTTCAATTTGTGCAACCTCTTCGCTTGCTAATACGTATTCACCATTCTCATCTTTTGAATAGTGCTGTATTTTTGTGTTAACTAATTGTGTTTGCATATTATGTTCTTGATGTTTGGTAGTACATGTGTGCACCACGTTGGTTATTATAAAAGAAATATGATGATATTATACCTTCCATTGTAGCTGGTAAACTGCTATAAATATTATGATAGCCTGTGTACCAGTGACTATTACCATCAAACCTGTTACTAGATGTAATTAAACGTGTATCTTGTGTTAAATATTCTGGGTTTTGGATGGTTCTACATATCTCAAATGTTCTGGTTTCTTCAGAAGCAAAAAGGACATACACAAAGTATGTGTTTCTTGTTGAACCTGTGTTTGTAAAATCATAATCCCAGCTGATAAATTTATTATCCGCATCATCATGTGTAAATGTCAATGTTTCCGAATGTAATAAATTCCATGGTAAATATGCATTTGGGTGTTTATCGCATATAATAACTTTAAATGCAGCTGTACCAGATGAGGTATAATCCATCATATAAAAACCAACCTTTTCGATGGTTTCACCAGCTTCCAAAAACAATGGTTGAATAAATCCAAATTCCTGGTTATCATATTGACCACCCGAACCTTGGTCAAGGTCATTAGCATCGCCATAGATAGCACGCCATTGAGTAGCACTGCCATAGATAGTTGGTTGTGATGCCGCAATACCAACTTGTTGTGTTTGTAGCGTATCACCACCGCCACCACCAGCGGATGTACCACTTGTACCAGCACCACCAGCAGGGCCGACAGGGCCAGATGCACCGAATGATACATTGCTAAATCCAGCACCTTGGGTGTAAATAGCTGCATCCATAAACAATGTACCTAACTCTGAACGCGATGTTGTATGTACCAATGTACCATCGATGTAATATCTTACGTTTTGAATGTCATAATTAATTAAATAACGTGTTGTTGATATAGGAGCTGAACCATGTGTGTAAACCACGGTACCACTTTCAATAACAACTATGTTCGTACTACCAGAATATACACCGATACCATAATCAATAAATGTCGGGTCATTTGTTGTGATAGAGCCACTTGACATACCAATCAAAGCAAGACCAGTTGTTGATAAAGGTGTGCCACCAACATATGCGCTTCTGAAGCCTTGTAATGAATAAAAACCACTATTCCAGCTATCACCACCACTTGTTTTGGTAAAGATGTTACCAGATGTTTTTGTAATGTTTGCTGTTGTGGTTACAGTATAACTTGCCAATCCTTCTTGACCACTTGAACCAGAACTACCAGCAGCACCTGGTGCGCCAGATGAACCGCTTGAACCTGTTGCTCCAGATGAACCACTTGTTCCATATGTTTGTCCACTTGAACCAGAACTACCATTAGCACCAGAACTACCAGCAGCGCCATCAACACCGTTTATACCAGACGTACCAGATGAGCCATTGGTACCATTTGAGCCAGCCGCACCTATATCACCTGGTGCACCATCTTGTCCACTAGTTCCACTCACACCACTGCTACCAGATGAACCTTTGCTACCGTTTAAGCCAGAGCTACCAGACGAACCTGTGAACGCGCTACCACTTGTTGAAAACACAATGGTTTGTGAACCACTTTTAACGGCTGGTAATCCATTTTCGTTTATAAAGAAGGCATGCTGCCCTTCGTTTGTTGTTACACCTGTGGTGGCACCTGTGTACATTAATATTTTTGATGACATATTATAACTGTTCTTTTAATTTATTTAATTCTTCTTCAAGCTTCGCAATTTTTTCAGCTGGGCTTTCTTCAGTTGGGATATCCTCAATCTCAACTTGTTCATAGCCGATAACCACGTTATGTGGTACACCAAATTCGTTTATTTGTGTTTCGTAAATCTCTCTTTGTGCTATCATAATTTATGCGAATGTTACCATGGTTGATAAAGGTGCGTAAGCAGCACCACTACCATAAAGTGTGTTAGTACCACCGAATATCGCTGCCAATTCAGCCGTTGTTATTGTTTGTGGTGGTAAATTACCTGACATGCCACCTTGTGCAACCGTCTTAAAGCCACCACCTTGTAAACAATGTAGTTTACTTGTATATAAACCTTGTGTTGAAAGCGTTGCATTTGACCAGTTTGGTGAACAGTTAAGCACATCATAGGTTACCAAAGTAGGTGTTTTACTTAATCTACCCCATGTACCAGTTGTTGAGTTTGTGCTTTCAAACTCAACTATCATCATAAGCATTCCATCTGGTAAATAGAAACCAGCATTACCATCAGCATCATACATTTGTGTATGACCAATTGTTGATAAACCACCACCAGCTGGTATTGTTATCACAGCTGAATAACCTATCAATGTTTCTGGTAATGGTAAATATGTTGACTGAGCTGCGTTTGCAGCTGAATAACTTATAGTACCACCACCGTTATTTGTGTAACTATTTACAGATGGGTATCCAAATTGAAAATAGTTGTTCGCTACGTATGTACCATAGTAAGTATTCAAGTCCGTAAATGAATTTGTTGTACGACATTGATAGAACATTATTCTTAACTTGGTTTCAGCTGTTACAGTTGCGTTTTTGTATGGTAATATCGTATTAATTTTATTACCACCAATTCCACCTAAAAATGGGAAATAACCACATTGTAAAGTACCGTGGGTTGTATCCAATTGTGCTAAAGTTACCTGTGAACCAGGTGATAAATTATCGTTTAAGAACATTCTATTATTTTGAACAGGTACGCGTCCAAACAAGTTCTTTTTAACATTAATTAAGGATATTGTACCTGGTGTTGTTACCATTGAACCAGTTAATCTATCACCGAATAAGTCATTAAAAGCTACGCTAGGTGCAGCCAATGGGCCAAATGCCACGCTTGTAAATCCAGCACCTTGGGTGTAGATAGATGCATCCATAAACAAGTTACCAAACATCGGTCTTGGTGTTACATATACTTGAACACCATCAATGCTATATCTTACATTTTGTGTATCATAGTTGATGCTATATCTTGTTGATGATGTTGGTGCAGCACTATGTGTATAAACCACCGTACCACTTTCAATAACAACTATGTTTGTTGACCCAGAATAAACACCGATACCATAGTCAATGAATGTTGGGTCTGTTGTTACAGCACTACCAGATGACATACCAATTAAAGCAAGGCCAGTGGTTGATGAAGGTACAGCCGATACATAAGCACCAGGGAAACCTTGTTGTGCATAAAAACCTGCATTCCAACTATCACCACCGCTTGATTTGGTAAATTCGTTACCAGATATTTTATCAACGTTTGCTGTTTCAACAGTTGTGATATTACCAAAACCATCTATACCACTTGTACCAGATGCACCGCTAGAACCACTTGTACCGTAAGCAATTCCACCAGTACCTGTATTATATTCAACAGCCATCCATTCAACTGTATCAGAACCAGTATTATCTGTTTGGAATGTAAAACCTGTTACGCTTTTGCTAACAATTCTTAAATAATCTTGGTTAACGTTTGCATAACTCTCCATTGTAACCGCATAATTGGTTGATGGCATAGGTGCACCGAATGAAACTGTGTATGATGTGTTTGTTGTTGTTGCTTGTTGACCAGCACGCGTCTGAACAAAACCAGCGGCGTAACTTGTACCACTTGAACCACTAATACCGCTTGTACCTGTTAAACCGCTTGAACCACTAGAACCTGTTATACCGCTGCTTCCAGAACTACCTGTTGCACCACTAGTACCGTTCACACCACTTGTACCAGCAATACCAACTGACTGAACAATTACTAATATATCATGTCCATTGTTGAATGAATGCCCACCACTAACATATGTAACACCAAAGGTAACATAAGCAGTTGTGGTTGCTGAAACACTATTTACTGTCCAAATTTGATAGTTTTCACTATCATTTCTGTCTTGTATAATAAGACGTGACCCAATACCTGTTCCAGCTAATATTACTTCAATGTCATTGCCATCTTGTGTAAGATGGGATAAGTAAACTTCTGTTGAACCTGTTTGTGTTGCGTTATTCCATTCCAAGTTACCGTTATTAACTGGGGGTGCTTGACTAGTTGTATGTGCGTTATATCTGTAATATGTTGCGCTAAGACCATTCTGTCCACTGCTTCCAGATGATGCTGATGAACCAGATGAAGCTGAAGAACCAGACGAACCACTAACACCACTGGTGCCGTTTTGTCCGCTAGAACCGCTTGAACCATTTACACCACTTGTTCCGTTAACACCAGACGTACCATTTGCACCAGCTGTCCCAGAAGATGCTGATGAACCACTAGAACCGTTTTCACCAGAGGAACCACTAGTACCGTTAGAGCCACTAGTACCACTCGAACCAAAAAATGCACCATCAACACCACTAGTACCAGACTGACCACTCGAACCGTTCTGACCAGAGGAACCAGCTGTCGCGTTTCTACCAGACGTACCACTTGAACCAGCATATGGGTTTGTAATCACAGTGGTTTGTGCAATATCGTTCTCAATAACTATATTTGCTGGGCCTTGAACGAACACCTGTGAGCTTTCAACAACCGCGTTATTTATCTTTAAATCATAGTCATAATAACCACCACCATATTGAAGGAATATAGTACCACCAGTCAGGTTCTCCATTGTTGACCCAGTTACTGTGGTAAATTGACATTTGAACCAAGTATCAGTTATTGTTTGAACTATTGGGTCAACTGTCTTGGGTATGTTATAAGTGATATTTGTTAATGTTAATTCAACAGTATCACCTGTGGTAACCTGGTGATAAAAAACTACTTCATTAACTGCGAACTGTTCAATCTTCATCTTAATTTGTTATGTTAATAAATATAATAACATCAAATACGTTCCTTATCAATAAAAAAGGCCTAGAGAGAATGGGAGTACAAACTTCTAGGCCTATCTATGGAAACACGCAGTGGAACATGGCAAATGTAGTTTAATCTAAAAAATAACCACTGCTGTATTAAATATATAAAAACAAAACGTATATTCAAGTATAATTAAAGTTTATTACAAAAAAAAACCACCCTATGAGGTAAGGTGGTAATTTCTATGTTCTCATACTATGGATATACGTTTCGAACATTATAATAGTAGGAACTTCACAAGGTTATTCCAAACTATTTTCAAATTTTTTTTAAAAATACTTGCTTTAGATGTTCCTTTTGCTTATCTTTGTGATATATATATTTAAAAACATTATTATGGAAACAAAAAAATGTTGCAGATGCAACCAACAAAAGCCACTTGAAATGTTTGTGGCTAACAACAAATCAGCGGATGGCCGCAAAGGTTATTGCAAACAATGCCACGCATCTAGGGTCCAGCAATGGCGCGATAACAACCTAAGTTTGAACAGGGCAGTCCAACGAGCACATTATTATAAACGTAAAGCAAACGCATTACAAGAAAACTAAAAACTACATACTATGGAAACAAAAACAAGCTTTTATCTACACAACGACATGTTGAACGTGTTGGATAAATTAACAGACGAACAAGCTGGAAAGCTATTCAAAGCAATTAGAAATTATCAATATGGCATCGAAGATGAGTTGGACCTATTGCTTGAAATTACATTTATGCCATTTAAAAATCAATTTGATAGAGACAACCTCAAATATCAAAGTGTTGTTGAACGCAATAAGGAAAATGGTAAAAAAGGTGGTAGACCAAAAAAAACCCAGGATAACCCAAAAAACCCAAGTGGTTTTCTGAATAACCCAGAGAAACCCAAAGAAACCCTAAAAGAGAAAGAGAAAGAGAAAGATAATAATAAGGGTAATAATACTGTTAGTGAAACTGATATTGATGGAATTAATTTCTTTAAATCTATTAAAGATGAAGAAGAGTTTAATGATGAATTAGGTTGGGATGCTTATCCAGAGGTTTATATACCAAATGTATTTAAAATTGTTTATAACAAACTTGGTTGTACTAAATCAGATATAAATGATATAAAAAATATGGATGGATACACCAACGGTTCAAATGAAGATAAGTATATTTGTGTATCACAATACATCAATTTAAATTATGGTGATAATATAATACCATTTGACATTGCTCAAGATAAATTAAATAAAATTGAATATAATTTCTAAATAAATTAATACCATGGCAAATACATTAACACCTCAACAGCAGTTCAAATTAAAAGAACTAAACAACAGACTTTACACAGGTATCAATGGTACCACTAGGGAAGAATTAATTGAAAACTTTGATACATTCCTTCAACAGTATGAAAAACACATCCAATTTTATGAAGAATTAAACTTTTTCAAGAATAGCGTCAAAGAACGCTTCTACATGAAGCAAATGGAGCTAAGTGTGGGTAAGACACCAAAGAACCAATTAGAAGCCATTAAAGGGTGGTTAGAACAAGGGAAAACGATAAACTGGATACAAGCAGCTGAATTTTTTGGATGTGGTAGGCTTGCACCTGTAATTTATGTCTTACGACATAAGCACCAAATGAACATCAAAGATGTGGGTACAAGCCGTTGGGCTGAATATAAATTCATAGATGATGCGAACGCATAGCGATGGCAATGCTATAAAGGAAAAGAAATAAAAGAAAGGAAAAGAAAAGAAATGGAAACAAAAGAAAAAATTAGTACCCTATTGGATGAATTAATATCATTACTTGACCAAGGTAATGACATTATTGAAGAACTACGTAATCTTGGTCATGACTTTAATAGAAAGGATGGTAAATATGACTTTAAACTTGACCCAAAGAATATACATGGTCAACTCATAGAAGTTAGATATTCAAAACATATCACATCTGATGATATTGAAAGATACATAGCATATGAAATTAAATCAGAGAACCCAAACTCATGGATAAAAAGTGGTAACATATACATCGAATTTGAGCAATTTAAAAATGGTGAGTGGGTTGATAGTGGTATATCAATAACAGAAGCTGATATGTGGGTCCACGTCTTAAAGGATGAGAATGGAAATATATTACATCCAATAGAATTATCAACTAGTTGGTTGAAGCATAGAATAGATGAATTAAATTGCCCAATCACAACTAAACCAAGAACAAGTGATGGTACACCAACCAAAGGTTATTTGGTTCCATTAAAAGACCTGTATCACACCCCTAGGGACTACGCAAAATTCAAACAAAAGATAAACGCTAAAAAAATATTAAAAAACAAATGAAGACAATAACAACCCAATGTGGTGAAGTGGTACTAGAGTTACCCAACGTCTTAAACCTAAGACATAACATCATCTGTAAAAAATTTGATGGTACAATAGTGTTACTGCATAAACCAACCAACAGACTAAACCTGGTGTTTATGCCAGACGTGAGCGACTGGACCATCCAATCTTGTTGCTTCGCGGTTGAGAGAATTGTTGAGCCGTTGCCAATAGCATTGACCATTTCAAACCACATCCCAGCGATAGATGAAAATTTTTCAAAATAAATTTGGTTGGTAAAAAAATAAGAATTACATTTGTGGTATGGAAAAAATATGGAAAGCTATCCCTTCTTATGAAGGGTTATATGAAGTAAGCAATTATGGTGAAGTTAAAAGCCTTGGTAATAACGCAACACGTAAAGAAAAAATATTAAAAACATCTGATAATGGTAATGGTTATTTAATACTTTCTTTAAATAAAAATAGTAAGCGTAAACTATTTCAAGTACATCAATTAGTTGCAATAGCTTTTTTAGGTCATCAACCAAATGGTTATGAAACAGTTGTTAACCATATTGATAATAATCCGTTAAATAATTATGTTGGTAATTTAGAATTAGTATCGCAAAGATATAATTTATCTTGTCATAAAAAAGATGTTGGCGTTAGCTTCCAAACTAATAGAAACAAATTTAGAACTATGATACGCATTGGTTATAACCAGGTTCATTTAGGTTTGTTTACCAATAAACAAGATGCCCTTAACATATATCAAAAAGCATTAGATAATATGCATCTATACAATGGTGATAATAAAGAATTTAGAAACACTTTAAATAAATTATAAGACAAAAGAAAAATACTATGGAAAAAACAATTTCGAAAATGGAAGCAATGGCCGATGTTATCGCCCACTTCCCAAAGTATCGTGAAGCTGCGGCTATCTACGGTCATTCATTATTCACCTTGGTGGATGCATTTCAAATTCAAGCCGCTTATTCAAATCTAACTGAATACGATGCTGACAATGTTTGTATGATACTTGCTGCTAATGGTATTAGCCAAGCAATGAACAAGCATGACATGTTCAAAATTAATTTGGATGGTGATAAAGTTCAATATGAAGGCTTTGACTGCTGGAACAACAGCTGTGGTATGTTCACAGAAAGGGAAGCATTGGCTTGCGCAATTATCATGGTCCACGGCAACTTGGGTATGATGCAATTAACCATGACTGATGGTATGGTTATCACCAACTTCAAATACACTGATAACAAATTCGTTAAACTTTTAGACTAATAAACATGTCAGAACACATCATTTTTACAAATATCGCTTCAATAGACAATGTCTATATGACAGACGATAGCACAAACGTTCACATCGTTTGCAATGACTTTACAGGAAGAAACCATGTGTTGGTGCTTCATCCAGCCCACGTATTCAAAATCAAACAATTGATGATGGATGCTATTGTCGGACCACAAGAAAACGCTGAGTAATGGCTGTTAAGAAAAACTATTCGGTGGTTAGAAAAGCACTTGGTTTAAAGCAACGTGCCACCCCTACTCAGAAGAAAAGTAAACCAACCAAAAGAAAGAAGTGGTAATATGGGAAGAAACCGACCAGCCTTCACAGGGCACACAGAACTAAGAAAGACCTTTCAACGCAAAGGTGTAATGACCAAGAATGAAAAGGGTATTGAGGTTAGAGCGTGGTTGATATTCACCCAGCTCGAACACAAAGAAGGGACAGGCTACATTTACTCTATTGACTACGATGGCCACTTATTTTTTCAAGTTTTCAAAGAACGTTACATTGAGAATGATGATGGTGCCACAATCGTAACATACCCAAACGATGATGCGTTCAGAGAGAATGAATGGCAGTGGGCCTGGACCACCAGGACACTAGAAGAAGCAAAGGAAGTATTGGAAACCTTTGAATGTGTTTATTAATAAGAAAGGGGCTCTAGGCCCCTTTTTTTATATCCCTAGATGCTCATCATACATCAAAGGGGTTTCTTCTTCTTTAAGTTCTTTTTTGGCCCTAAGAATAATATAGGCGACAAACAAACAAAGTTCAACACCAATAGTAATAAGTACTCCACCTATCATGCTTCTAAAATACCTTTAATTAAAATCTCAGCTTCTTGTGCTGATAAGGTGAAGTTAACACCCACACCTTTTGGTAATAGTCTACGCACCATACGGTTGTTATCGTAGTGTGTATCGATACCAAGTTCTTTTATCTTTTCAGCTTTCTTCAAGTTTGAACCAGTGGCAATAACACGTTCATGTGGAATACCCAATTCATCAGCAACAGCATACATACCAGATGCGTTTGAACGTGCTGATATAATATAAACGGTTGAACCACTTTGAATTTCTTTCTTAGCCAACATCTTACCAAGTCTGGTTGATATTGTGCCATCGTAATCAAACGATACCTTTTCACCAACTCTCAGTCTTTGAATTTCATCCAACTTACGTTGTGCCCAGGCAACACCTTCATCACCACCCCATGCAAGCCACATAAGTCTACCACATCCATCACCCAATTCCTTTTGTGAGTTTTGACGGTGTCTTTCAAACGCGGCCATTCTGGCAATAGTTTCCTCACTGATAGGTTCACGGTTAGCCAGTTGGTTTGCACGTTGTTTACCGACAGGTGTACCACATTCACCCCATCCATTTTCTTCAGCCCATCTTAAAGCTGTCTTTGCATTATCACTTGCAGCTTGTGGATAGTCGGTGTAGCTTTCAGCCAACTCAACTTCAGAGCCTTCAAATTTACTGTAACAGATAGCTGCCGCCTGTTCTGGGTCCATGTTTTCAACATCAACATGATATGCTATGCAACGTGGAATAAATTCATCTTTGCTTTCACCTGGTTTGGGTTCAACCAACTCAACACTCGACATTGCTTCAGCAAGGTTCTGGGCAAAGGCACCTTCAACACTAAAGCCGCGAACGCGCCCAGTTTTTACGTACTCATCCCAGAATTGTTTATCTTCAACTTTAACACTTACCATCCAGGTGCCTTTCTGAAGGTTTTTAAAGCCCATAGAGACACTTTGGTCCATGTTAGGGTCCTTGACTATCCAGCTCTCCAAAATAACGCCTTGTACGTCATCTTTTTTATTATGCTCCAGGTTGAAGTGAATTTGACGGTTTTGCGTAAAATATCTTTGAACGATGGCTTGGATGGTTTCCTCAGAAAATCTAATATAATACTCAGCCCCTGTCTTTGGATGAATACGATAGATGAGTTTATTTGGAACGAGTGCAGGGCCTGTAACTATCATTTTATCATCTTCAGATAATAATAGTTTTGTTATCTCATTGGCCATAGCCACCCACATCTCTTGAATTGCGGGGTCGTGGACAAAGGCCACCTCATCAACACCAAGGTGTAATGCCTCATCAATTGATATATCGTAAATTGGTAATTTATATTCCATTGTTATAATATTAGTTATTTAATTCTTGAAAGTCTTTGTATTCTCGCATTTTTTGCTGACTGTGAACTAACATCAGCATCCAGGATGTATGCACGTACAGCTGTTTGACCAGCAACCGCTGCAATGTCTTGAATGTTGGTTACAGATACTTCACCTGGGTTTGCGGTCACAACACCACCAGCAGCAAATTTGGGGATAATTGGGTCACCACCAGTTGACTGGTTGATGGCTGATAACAACGGTGCAAATCTATCAACAGCGGCCGCGTTAATAACAGCCTCACCGTTTGAAAGCATTGCTGGTACCATGTCATCCAAAGGACCACCAGGACCACTAATAAATCCACCACGTTTCAAAGCCTTAACCTTTTGTCTTTGTACGTTAGCTGTTATACCAGCGGCAACACCAGCTGCCAAGTTAAGACCAGCCAAGATAAGACCCAAAGGTGGTTTCTCTTTTAATGCTGAGATAACGGCCAAAGCTGTTTGTGCAGCGATGTTGGCTATGGTGATAGCAAAATCAATATCCGCTTGCTTTTTCTTTAGCTCCTTTTCTTTAGCCAATCTTTCAGCTTCAATAGCTTCCAATTCCAAAGCTTGTTGTCTTTCAAGCTCCAAACGTTGTGCATTGGTTAATTCAAGGTTTGATAATTCTTGTTCGTTCTCTCTTTCCTTTATTTTAACTATCTCTTCATATTGGTTATTAAGTGCTTCCAATTCCTTTTCAAGAATTGCTTGAGCCAAATCAGCCAGGTTATTCGCCAACTCAACAGACTTATCAAATACCTGTTGTCTTAACTCCTTCTTTTTATCAGCCTCTTCTTTGGTTATTTCGGTGCTTTTATCACTGGCTTCTTTATCAACAATTAAACCTTTATCAGTATATTCTTTATTGATGGCTAAGATGTTTTCGGCTGACTGTTTTTCCTCATCCTCAATCTGTTTTTTATACTCACCCTTAATTTCTTTTTGCTTTTCCTCATTGCCTTCATACAATTTTAATTCAGCATCCAAAGCTTTTTGTAATTCAGCGATGATACCACCAGACCTAGCGGTTTCAGCATCAATAGCTTTTTGTTTTTCAATTGCTAAAAGTTGTAACCTTAATTCCTTGGCTTTTGCAATTTGTTCAGCGTTGCTTTCGTCAATTAAGGATAACTCATTTTCAATTTTCTTCTGTAGGTTATCTAAATCCTGTGCGGTTGCATCAGCAACCAGTTGTGCAAATTTTTCTTGACGCTCTTTTTCAGCTTCAGTTCTTTGGTCATTTAATTCCTTAAGTTGGTCATCAAGCTCACCAATGTTTTTTACATATTCGGTTTGGATGTTTGTTAATTCAGCGGTCTTTTCCTTTTCCTGTGCGGCATCAAGTTTGTTACCTTTTTGCAATTGCGCTAACGCGTCAAATTTACCTGTAACCAGGTTCTCATCCAACGTCTTAATAGCAGCCGCATATTCTTTTTGAAGCCTAACCTTTTCATCCAAACTTTTGGCTTCAGCTAAATCACTTTGCAACTTGGCATCCAATGTTGCCTTTTCCTTGTTATAGGTTGCCTCTAAGTTCTTAACACTTTCATCGTAGATAGCCTTTTCCTTATCATTAAGCGCTTTTAATCTATTCGCCCTATCAGAGGCAGCTTTTTGTTTAATCTGCGTTCTAAGGGCTTCTATTTCGGTTTCTTTAGCAAAGGTGCTTTGACCATTGTTTTGCAACAATTTTAATTCAAGTTGAGCTTGCTTTAATTGTGCATCCAAATAGTTTTTACCTTGGGCTTTTAAAGTTTCAACTCTTCTTTTCTGAGCTTCAATTTCACCCTTGATGGTGTTAGCCGTTCTTTCTTTAGTAATTTGTTCAGCTGTCTTTGCAACTGGTGCTTCGATGGCACCAATTTCTTCAGCGAATTTACCTAACTCTTTTCTACCCCTGTTAATCTCACCTTGAACCTCATCAATTCTTTTTTGAATATCAGCTTTGCTAGGAATTGAAACCACGGTACTACCACCACCACCTGCGCCATAATATGTTTCAACTCTACTACCTCTTTGTTCTGGGGCATTCTTTTGTTGTTCTCTAAGTCTTTGAATTTCTGCTAATTTATCAGCTTCCTCTTCAGCAAGTTCGGCAGCTTTAGCATCAATCTGTGCTTGCTTAGCTTTTGCCAAAGCGGTGGCAACAATTTCATTTCTTAAATTTTGATATGCGGTTGAAGCCTTACCAGCAAGAATTTCTTCTTGGGTGAAGTTAGCAAATGTTTCTGGGTATGTATTTTGTAATTCAATAGCTGCTGCTCTACGGTCATCAATTGACTTTGTTAAATCCTGTGATGATGCGTATAAAGCATCCAAACTAGCAATTTCAGCTGCGCTGCTTGCGATGGTTTCCTTCATCACATCATTGTAAGCTTGTTGCTGTTTTGTTGTACCACTTAAAGCCGCTGTAATCTTATCAAAGTTGGCAACCAATTCACCTATTGCAACAACCAATAAACCAATACCAGTTGCAGCGATAGCACCCTTAAGAACTTTAAACGATGTTGATGTGGTGTTAACTGACTTGCTGAATAAACCCATTGTAAGGGCCGCAACTTTGCCAGCGGCAGCATTAGCCTTAAGAACCACATTGCTGGTTGTAAGGGATGTTATAAAAGCCTTAACATCTGGGATGGACTGTCTGAATGCTGATATACCTTGAACCAATGCCAAAGCACTTTGAACTTTCAACAAAGCTTTCTCAACATTTTCATTTTCCTCACCGAATAAACCAGCTGCACCCTGTGCAATTGCAAAACCAGCGGCAACCCCTTGTAGAGCACCACCAAGTTTATCAGCAAAGGTTTTTGCAGCAGCATCAACCGCTAAGTCAGTTTGAATTTGTGCTTGTCTGTAACGACCAGCTTCAGCCGTTAACGCGGCAAACTCATCGGTGTTTTCTTTCCCAGCTAATCTTAAAGCATATAACCTATCTTCAAGTTCACCTAACTGCGCTGTAAGTGGTTTAATATCACCATTAATATCTTCAAACGATGCACCTAAATCAACAGCCGTTTTTGATAACTTGGTGTATTCATTATTTAATGCCGCCAAGTTTTTTCTGGCAGCATCAGCTTCTTTTGAATTTTCACCAAATTGACTGGCTAATCTATCAATTTCCTTTTCAGTTTCTTTAATTGAATTTCTTAAACTTTCAAATTGGTTTTGAACTTCAGCTGAATTGGTGGTAACCTTAATATTTATGTTCTTATTAATATCGGCCATTGTGGTCTTTTAGTTAAATATAATTTTATCTTTTTTGTTTATGCTTTTGATATAATCCATAATTCTTTGGCCGCATCATATTTTGCAACAACGCTACTATCTTCGTTTATAACGAATATCTCATTGGTGGTGGCATTACCATTCTCTATTTGCATAAAAGTCGTTGTAGTGGCATTTAATGCATCAAAATGAACGGTGAAACCATCGACAGCCGCAACATCTTGAAGGGTGATGACAAACAAAATGTTTCTGGCCACAACATCAAAGTAAACCTGTGAGTATCTACCATCCAATGTTTGAGCACCAGCATTCTCATCTGTATAGGTAATGCTTTCACCAATTGGTTTTGTATCAGCAATTTCCCTAACAAAATTAAGGTCATTACTTATCTTAACAACGGTATCTTGTAAATCCTGTGTACCAGTGTAAACAGTAACTTCTTTGTTAAAAAATGTTGGTATTAAACCTTCAGCATCTTGAACAATTGAATTGCGATATGAGTTTAACTGACTTGGTGTATCTTGGGTGTACTGACTTTGTGTACCAGCTGGGCCTAATTGAACCACACCTGGGGTTGTTCCCACGCCAGTTCCTGTACCAGTGGTTGTTGTACCACCACCTGTACCACCCTGTATACCAAGGTAACCACCAACAATGTAATCAATAAGCTTATTGGTATCAGCGCGCAATATCTTAATTAACTCAATTTTAGTGGTTTGGTTAATATCACTTGAAGTATCAAAGTCAATAATTTTGTTTACTCTCCAATATTCACCATGTGCATACACAATGTCATTAAAGCGGAAATTCGCAATATCAACAGGTGTCAAATACATACTGCATGACATTAATCTGGCTGACTGGTCAGTCAACTCAATCATCTGGTTCTTATAAAATACATTGAATAGGTTGTATTTCATCTGAACATCAATCAAAGTAATTTTCCAATAGCTCACCGATGCGGTGCCATAGATATTGGTAATCTTTAATGTCAATGTTGATGATGTTGCCGATACAATCAATGCATCAAAATAAGTGTTTGGTGTTGTTTGGCTATACAACCTAACATACTTATTAACATTCGCGTTAACTGTAAAATAGTTTGTACCTGTATAAGTTATGGCAACGTTCTGACCAACGCTAACAGTTGATAAATCCACAGTTGTGGTTGAGAAAGTTGGGGTTGCTGTGTTGTTAGCTATACCAAAACTATTCTGCCAATAAGTGGTTCTCAAATATTGTGTATCTGTAAAAAAGTTTATATCCACCGTTGGTTGAACTGGTTTATCATAATGACCAGCATATGGGTAGTAAGGAAAGTCAATTTCATACTCATCTCCATCTGGCTCATTACCAGTTAAGAAAAATCTGTAATTTCTATAGTCAATAGGTGGCAAATTAATTTTACCCCCATAGATAAGAATACGTGGGTCCTTTTTCCAATCAGATGGTTTACCTTCATATCCAGGCTTCTGACTATCTGGGTCAATTATCTTTGTGATAACCATTGGGTTTGCATCCGTACCAGTGTAATTGCTTGATGGGTCTGTTCCACTTATTTTTTGTAAATAAGATGCTGCAAACATCGGCACCAAGTCAGTTGTTTCTGTAACATATTCATCGTTTGATACAAACTGATATGAACCGAATGTTAAACCATTTGGAGTGAACTTTTTAAATTGTTCGGTGTAATAGTCATTGCTATCATCCTCATATTTGAATATAAAGTTTTTAGCTTGGTCATGTGGCAAAATTGTTATATCAATTGGTTTGCTGTAATCCAATTTCTTTTCCCAGTTTAATACACGGCCATCTTCGTAATACGTATCACGCGGTTCAACGTAAATTGTCCTTGGGTCTTGCTTATCTGGCTCAAAGTAAAGGTTGAACATTTTTGAGATGCTTAACACAAAGTCGCTTTGTTTCATCGACCTAGGAAGCATGTTCGTAAGCGAGGTTGCTTCATAACCAACCCATGAACCTAACCTATAATATTTAACATAACAAGTACCATCCACAAGTAAGTTGGTTCTTGACTTATAAGCTGTGCTATCTGTGTTGTTAGGGTCCCATTGTGCTTCAGCTGAAGCGTATAATACAACCCTAGCCATATCGCCTTGTTCAAGTTCAATTGTTTCATCGAATGTTAAAATAAAATCTTGGTTTGAAGTATTTTCCAAACGTTTAAATGTAACTACCTTTTCCTCTTCCCATTTGCTTTTCGCTGGGGCTTGGAATAACACAGGGTCATTGTTATATGAACCACCTTTAATGGTTTCAATTTTAAGACGATAGATGATACCCTGTTTATTAAGTGGGGCGTTGTTAGTACCATATAACACAGGTAAGGATGTTCCTTTAATCTGTGCTTGTATTTTGTATCTACCAGCAACCAAAGCTTTTAATACATCACCGTACTCAGCACCAGAGAAACCATGAGCTGCGTTGTTACGGTTTGCATCGGTATACTTAGATAATAAGTTTTCTGTGTAAGATGCTCTTTTAAGCTTCTTATTCCAATAATTTGTTGGGGATGCGTTTGGTACCTTACCACCCAATAAAAACGCTTTATAGTCATAAACATAACTCGCAACACCAGGGTTTGTTTCAACGTCTTGAACTGGTTCTTCCAAAAGATATTGGGTTGAACCTGTCAATACATTATCATATTGCAATGACTGAACCTCATCCTCTTCCATACCACCAATTACAATTAACTTCTTAAATAAATCAGCGTTGGTGTCCAAGAATTTTGACTTGTATTTAAAGCCAGCTTGTTGGAATATTGCATCCCATACACGCTTAACGAAAATGGCTGGTCTTAGGTCCTCAAATTTAACACGAACACCTGGTTTCTCATATTCTGTTAATTGGCTATTCTTTTTGTTGGTAGCTGAATAAGGGAATGTCTGGTTGTAGTCAATAAGTGGGAAACAAATGTCTGTGGCATCTGAATTGACAGCCGCGTTAATATTGGTCAATATAAAGTTCTCATCTATTAACAAGTTATTAACAGGTGAGCTTAACAACGGTTGAACTGTACCTGTAATTTGTGATGATGTTGAAATACCAATAGGTGGTGCTGGCGCAAGTGAGGTTGTATTACTAACAACCGTGTAATCGGCTATTAATAGGTAAATACCTTCACCAGCTTCTAAGTCGACACCAGCTGCTGGAGTAGGGGTTGTAATTGAAGATGATAAGAATGGTCCACCACCATTGGCACCAGCAATCTGTGTATGTAAATAAGTTGAGCCGTTTGGTGTTATCTTATACCAAGCCCACCCCAATGTTCTTGATGGTGATATTGTAATCGCTGGTGTTAATTTAACTCTACATTTTTGTAACGCAACAAACGCGTTAATTGTGGTTGTACTTTGTTGTGATAAAGTACCAGTCCATGGGTTGTTTGGTACGTTTTTATCAATTGCTTGTAACGAACCATATATCGCACCAGTGGTCACCAAGTTATTGTAGTTTGCATTATATCTTCTGGCCGCTAATGTTCCAGGGGAAGGTGGTAAAAATCTATAATCGGTTCCAGTAATCTGGTCAATAACAATTGAAGCTGTTGTACCTGTTGCTGGCACCGCTGTGGTTCCTGTGAGTGGTAATACCAAGTTGGATAATTCAAGGTCACCCAATGCTTGAACAAAGTTTACGCTATCTTCATAGATAACCCCATGGTAGGTCACATATTCGTTATCAATAACGGTGATACCATTTAACTTGAAGAAACCTTTCATTACACAAACACCATCCACATACACCTCAGATGTTTTCTTTGATATTGGGTTAAAGTGGCCCTCAGAACTAACATTAAAAAGGTGGCTAAACGTTTTGTTGTTTTCTTTTGTAGCTGGTATATCAACCTCTTTTGAATACGATGCAGCTTTGGCCGATATATCACTAATATCAGCCACGTTAAAGTTTAACAAGAACGCCTCATCACCAAATAGGTCAATTTGTTTTTCTTCAATATAAAGTTCGGTCTTTTTAATCATTTTAGTTAGTTGTGTTTTCGTCCCAACGGATAGCTGGTGTTATATCAATTACGTAGTTTTTAAGTTTGGCCTCACCGCTATTGTTCATAAACTCAACATCTGTTTGTTGAACGAACACAGGGTATTCCAAATCATATTCATTGGTGGTAACATATCTTTGGAACGGTTCTGGGTTCAAGATATAAACCTCATCGCTGGTGAATAAATCCAACATCCATTTTGCTGTACCATCACCAATCCAATCAGAGATAACCGTATAGGTATCTTCAAGTTTAATGTTCAATGACTGATAACCACGGTCAGTTGATAATTCTTGGTATGCTGTAGCTGAAATAAGACCCCTAGAACGCTTAAAGTTCTCGCGTTCAATACTAGTCTTAGCTTTGCTTACTTTGGTGAATGTAAAGTAGTCCCAGCCACCTAGGCTGTTCTTCCACTTCAATCTAAACTTATCGTATATTTCACAGTTGTTGGACTTTTGATATATCTTTTCGCTGATACCCATAACGGTGCCAGATGTGTTTCTAATACGTAGTTGGAACCAATCAGCAACCGAACCACCACTGTTTAACCAGAACCCAGTTGTTGCGTCTTGACCAGCTGAATAATAAATTTTATATGGACCAACAGGTGTGTCAAATCTTGACTGCCATGTATCATTCAATGGTAAGATATTAGCTGTATAACCACTTGGCATGGTGTGAACAGTACCAGCATCTGTTACAACTTGAATATCACCGATGGCCGTTGCTGAAGATGGGTTTATTTCAAACATCGATGCGCTATCATAGTGAATTTCAATGTTATTCAGTGAACCCAATGATGATAGAGATGAGCTTGATACATATCTTATCTGAACCTCAATGTCACCAGTGACAAATAAAGTTGTGGTTGAGAATTGTACCGTAATTGGTAACCAACCACCTTGTAATGCTGATATTATTTGGCTTGTACCAGCAAATGCAGTAAAGTTTGTACCAACAATTGCTGGGGTTAAAGTATAAGCTGATGACGCTGGAACAGTTTGACCAGGGAAAATTCTGGCCCATATTCTGAATTGATATGATGTTGATGGTGATAAATCTATACCAGTGAATTTAAACACCATAATGTTTGTGTTACCACCAGCGGTGATACCAGTCATCTTAGCTTTAATTGAATTGGCTCCACCGTATGATACGTTGGCTGCTGGTAATATCGTTGTTAACGCGTTCTTGGTGATGCCAGAATAAACATTCAATACGTTGTTTGTTGATGCTGTGCCCACCGTTGGTGAGTTATCAAATGTACCATAACTACCATGGATATATTCAAGCTCATTAACACCCAGGTCATTCTTTGATAACCACGATAATGTTAATGGTTCGTTTTCTGATACAACCAATTCTTCTGGGTCCACCAAGAAGTGGTGATGCAATGGTTTCTTTGAAGTTACGTTATCTAACAAGTATGGTGATATACCCTCATTACCAGCCCCATCAATTGCATAATATTCACCCAAAGATGTTTTGCTTCCAGATGTGAAGTTTCCGTTGGTATCAAGGTATCTTTCTGTACAGAATACTCTAAACTTTACTATACTATTTGGGCATGCTGATGCGTATGTTTGTTTTTGGGTTGCAAGGTCAAATGTGAGTGCATCCAACACCAAAGGTGCGGCATCAAAGAATGCGAAATAATTATCTGGTCTTGGGGGAATTGCAACTGATGCATAAGTCTTGTATTGTCCAGTTGAATATTGGACCAATACGTCAAAGACAAATCTAAAAGCTTTTTCAATGGGGTCGATACCACCTGGTACACCAACAAGCGATGACCTTACCAAAAATGGTATGGTTTGTTTTGCATAGTTAAATTCGTTTGGTTGTTCTATAGTTACTACAGCCATGGTTATACATTATTTAATTTTTCTTGAATGAATTTATTAAGGTCCTTATCCAAAACGGTGTCAATTATTTTATCATACATTGGCAACCCATTTGCATATGCGTTTTCAAGTATTGGTCTTGGTTTAATACCCTCTTTTTTAATTTTATTATTTATAGCAAAAGCTATCGCGGTAACTTTCTTTTTATCATTTGCTAACCCCTTCGCCATTACCCACTTTTCAAGTGGTTTAATCGGTGCGTATTTGCCCCTCTTACGGCCTTTCTCAATGAAGGTGATATATTCGTTACCACCTATAGATATAATTGCACCATCATCGGTTTTCTCAACATCAATTTTTAATGAATTAATTAAGTCACCTGTGGCAATTGCTTTGGTGCGTCTTAGTTCTTGAATTAAATTCTTTTTTAATTCATCCCCCAAGGCCTTGCTTAATTCTGGTGATATTACAAATTCTTCCATTAGTTACCTGTTGCGAATGGTAAGTCACAGTTGTTTATATTTAACACCTCAATCACAAAATCAAATTGGAACCCAGTACAAAGGTCTGGTAGGTTATCTGTGAATGGGGTGAACACCACGCTGTCTTCAATTAAACTAAAGGTTGAAGTGGCTGGTTGGCTATCCAATAAAATCTGGTTGATAATATCGCGGCCAATATCGAACATATTACTTTGTTTGGTAATTTGTTGCAACACCTGGTCATCCATAACATCGGCCACAATCATGGTCATGTTATATCTTATTTTGTTAATATCAAACGTACCTGGTTGACAAACAAACATCACCATTGGATAGTTGTTATCACCCCAGTTAAGGTCTTCAACATAACCAGCCTCAGCATATACCACGTTGTAGTGGTTGCCAGCGGTGGTCTTTAAATAGGTTGTTAATTGACTGTAGTTCATTATCTTCTATATTTGCTTTTCATTTCTTCTTCTTTTCTGATAGCTTCTATCATATTATTCTTTGATGTTTTGTATGCTAGGAATGTAAGGGTCTGCCTAAACGGTTTGGCAATTGCTTCATCCATTTTATCCAGTTTTTCATCACAGGCATCCATAAGCCATATGTAATATGACCAGCCAGCCCCAAATACGCTTGCATGCGTGTTCGTCTGGCCACCTTCACCAAATAAGACGCTGTATTGCGACCTAACTGACTTTGACCACGCAAAAAAAAACTATGAAGACCAGCTAATTTTGTTATTGGAATATCACCGATGAACTTTTCTTTTTGGTCCAAACTCAAATCCAATTTCTTATCCTTAAATTTAAGCTTCCAAATATTTTTTGGTTTATAAATATCAACCAATAACGCGTATGTTCTGGCCATGTTAACTTCCTCTTTGTTCAAAAGGTGTTGGCTATCAATATATTCACCAAAGCTAAACTCTTCAAAGTCCTTTAATTTAAATCTATACCCACCATGCGTAAAATCCCTCTCAAATGTTTTTGAGTTAAATGGTTTTAATAAAAATTGTACAGATAATTTGAAGGTGTTAATATTATCAATTGACAGTGCATAATATTCTGGTTGTTTCAACCCAGTTACTATTTTAAATAAATTGGAATAAACATATTCATCATCATAGCCTTGTTCTTTTGACTTATCCATAAATAAAGCCATATCGTAAAATTTGGCTATAGATAAATCTTCCCACTTTGTGGGGATGTTATATGTAATTTCTTTATGTTGTATTGTAACCATCTTTGTTATAAATATAATTTTTGTTATTCCGTTTTATCCAAACATCAGTCGGACCTTCGGTTTAATTTTATGGTGTGCTTCTGTATACACCTTGTTGACAAGGGCCAAGCTTATGACAATATCGTCAAAATGACCAGGCAATCCCCCATAGATAATAGCTTTGCTTTTTTCACTATAGGTGAATGAATAGTTAACCAACTCACTGTATACCTCATCCATCAATTCTCTGGATGGTAATTTAATTCGCTTATCCTCAATGCTATTCTGTAGTTGGTTAATTAAATCTGGTTTGCTTATAGCGGTTGTTTTAAAGCCTTCAACCCCTTTCATTCTGGGGTGCAAATGTTCAAACACTGAGATACCTTGGTTATTTAATTCCACCAGGGTCTTAACTGGTCTCCATCTTTTAAGGAATGTTTCCAATTCGGTGTTCAACTTATTTATACTTCCTGTCTTTGCTCGGTAAATATCAACAATATTACCGTCTGTGTCCATTATGGATGCAACGGTGTAGTCATGGAATAAACCAACGTCAATACCAGCGTAAACATTCCCACCTGGGGCTTTCCAGTCATTTAGGATGCATACATCCCTTAAGTTGTTGAACACCGAACCATTATCGCTAAACTCACCCAAAAACTCGGCCCTAAATATCGCATCTGGTAATTGCTTCCTAATGCTTTCAATTTCTATTGGGTTGAAGTTTGGGTTTGCTGTGTAATCAAACTTGAATGCTGTTATCGTTTTGTCATCTGGGTCAATACCCCTCATGAACATATCATAGAAATAATTGGTTCCCCTAGGGGTGGATGCAAGCACAACCTTTCTACCCCTGGCCAATGTGGTTGGTAATAAGACCTTATCATAAACACCAGGTGGGTAATAAGCCGCTTCATCCGCGAACAAGTAATCAAAGGTGTGACCACGAATTGCATCATAGTTCTGGATGGACAAGAATTTGATGGATGAACCATTCACCAACTTTATTTCAAGTTCTGACTTGTTATCGCTTAATAATATGGGTGTTTTTTGTAGTATGTCACTGATACTATTGTAGATAAGTTTGGTTTGTTTGTATGTCAAACTGACCACCCCTACGATGACTTTTGAATTATTAATTGAAGTGTCTAGTACTAACTGGCTGATAAGCAAAGACTTACCTATCTGTCTGGACGTGTTCAAAACATACGTCTTGTAATCATCGTTTTTATAGGACTGATACACCTGCAACTGCCAATCAAATAAGTCGGCACCCTCTAATTTTACAACCATTTATTTGCTAATTTTTATACCATAACTCACACACCCATCCATTCCTTTCATGGATATTTCCTGGTTGTATTCTCGGCAAAATTCATCCACAGCTTTCTTCACACCAAAGTTGTAACTGTTGTTTGTTTTGTCCATGTTATGTTCGTAATCGTGGCCCATGATATAACCACCGTTCTTAATTTTGTTATACGCGTTTATAAGGTCTTTTAAGACACCTTCATAGCTGTGGTCAGCATCAATGTATATCATGTCAAATGTATCGTTGGAAAAGCTACCCAAAATGTCTGTGGTAAGTCTTATGATGCTTGCTGGGTTTTTAAATTTGTTTACATTTTCAACTGTGATGTTATACAGTTCCTCACCTGTGTAATATTGTCTTACACCGTTCTTATGGTTTCCGTTTACATCACCGCTATAAATATGCGTACCAGACCAGCTATCAATCAGTATTAATTCTTTTGGTTGACATATCTCATCTATCTTAAGGCTAAATTCACCTTTGAACACACCCAATTCTGCTATCATACCACCTTTGGGTATTGCAGCAATCATCTCATCTCTGGTATCAAAAATCTCCATCTTACTTATGTTGTATCCATGCTTGGTCAGCACCGTTATCTTCACCGTTGAATGCGAATGCACCACCTCTGTATTTTGTGTTTAATGGTAAACCAGATACAAATTTATCCGCGTAATTGGTGTACACAACATGGTTTGCTGCCGCCATATCAACTGTGGTCTTTGTTACATTACCTTTTTCAAGGATGTTTGCAATCGCTTCAGTTACTTCCAACATCATCTCTCTGTTGCCACCCATTACACCACAGTTCAATACCTTTTTATCCACGTATTCTGTTGGGTTCAAGCCAAGCATTCTGTATCTGTCCATCATCCACCAATTTTCTTTGTTTGTGCATTCTTCATCACCGATATAAAGCGTTTCTTTCTTCATTGACTTGAATGGGTTCTTTAGGATAACAACATCGCTTATATCCAAACAATAAACGTTTTTAATTTCTGGCATTTCATTTAATAAATTATGATATAAATTCCATCTGTAATCTACCATATTTAATTTAATGTCATCGACCCTAACGAATTTAATTTTATCTGTTGAATATTGTTCAATAAATTCTGGTGAACAGTGGTCATGCAAAATCACACAATTCAATTTATTTTTGGTTACAGAATTGTAAAATTCTTTCATGATGTTAAAATCATTCTGAGGCCATGAGCCGCTTCTTTGTGGGTCAACCCCAGTTGTAAAGTAAGTTGTAAAAATGTAGTTCATATTATTCAATTATTTCTGTGTCTTGAATATCCTGTGGCTTTGCTTTTATCGCGTTAGGTAATTCAAATTTTATTGTTACGTCCGTGACGCTTATTGTTCCATCTAAGCTTGTTACAATTTTACTCATTTCTTTGAGAACGTCAAGTGCAAGTCGTTTCTCATCATCGTAAATTGCCTCTGAATACATTAATTCAAGTCGCATCAATATCGCGTTTGCATCCACGATGGCTTTATGCTTTAGGTTTTCCCTAAAGACTGTAATCATATCTTGTAGCTTTGGGTTACCAAGTAGTTCCCTGGCTTTTCTTTTTATCTGGGCCCTATCATCCCCCAATTCATACAATTCGCTTACCACGGTCATTGCATCTTCACCAGCTGCCAAACGCATGCAAAAATCAATTGAGTGTGGTGATAACCTGTAACTGTCAAACTTTTCTTTGATGTATTGTGGCAACCTTTCTATGGTGATAAACTCATGCACCTTGGTTGGTTGTTTATTACTTCCTTTTCTTGCCATCTAATTCTTTCAATGCTTTTTGGTATGCATCTAATGCATCTTGTTTATTTTTGAAGCGACCTAGGTTAATATTTTTACCTTTTATCATTATCGCAGCTTTCCATTTAGACCTACTTGCTTCCCAGGTTATACCAACATCAGTTTTATGGCATGAGGTATTATACCTTTGAGATACTAATTGTAAATTATCAACACAATTATTTAAATTATTATTATCAATATGATTTACAATAATATTCATACCATCTGGTATATGGTTTAAAAAAGCCATCGCTACTAATTGGTGTATCTTGTAATTTTTTCGTTTACCGTATTTAACCAAACTAACTTTTAAATAACCACCTTTACATGGGTGTTGTTTTAATAACGCTTCGTTATTAGTATGGTTGTAATTTAAACTTTTAACATTACCCATGTTTGATACCTGGTAATCACCTTCGTAACCAGGTATGTCTTTGTATATTTCTTCCATCCTACAAATTTAATTTATTTTTAATAGTCATCCAAATAGTCGTTAATTCTTTTTTCCCAGTCCACATCAATACCATCAAAATCCAAATCATCGCTATTATCCATATAACTATCTCTTTCAATATGTTGTGTTTCATCTTCTCGGTCCAATAACCAATCGTTAACTTCAAATTTATCCACCAGGTATGGTACCAATTTTCCCTCTCTTTGCATCTTTTTCATTTGGTCCCATATCTGGTTTATTTCATGCATAACCTCAATCTTTCTTTCAATATCAATTGGGCCCAGGGATAAATCAAATTTAACATTCCTGTCTTCGGTTCTACATTTATTACAAGCTACACCTTTTGCATTTAGGGATGCTGCCAGTGTTTCCCTATGGCTCCCACATTTAACACATTCAACCTTAAAATTTCTGTATACGTATTTACCGTTTTTGCTGATGACCCTTGGTAATT